GCGGGTCTCCACCGCCTCGCGCACGCATTGCAGAGCCTCGGCCCACAAATCCGCATCGCCCTGCTCTGACAGACGAACAGCCAGATTGTTGAGCGACCCAGCCAGGTCGGCCAGGTAAGCCGCGGGCTGGGCCTGCGCGAGCAGGCGGTAGGTCTCCACCGCCTTACGCATACATTGCAGCGCCTCGGCCCGCGAATCGGCGTCGTCAAGGTACGAGAGCGTGATGGCCAGGTTGTTGAGCGACTTAGCCAGGTCGGGCAGGTAAGCCGCGGGCTGGGCCTGCGCGAGTAGGCGGTAGATATCCACCGCCTCGCGTGCGCATTGCAGCGCCTCGGCCCACGAGTCGGCATCGCCCTGCTCGGACAAACGAAGGGCCAGATTGGTGAGTGACCCAGCCAGGTCAGCCTGGTAAGCCGCGGGCTGCGCCCGCGTGAGCAGGCGGAAGGTCTCCACCGCCTCGCGCGTGCATTGCAGCGCCTCGACCAGCGAATCGGAATCGCCCTGCTCGGACAGACGGATGCCCAGGTTGTTAAGCGAATTGGCCAGATCGGGCATGTAAGCCATGGGCTGGGACTGCGCGAGCAGGCGGAAGGTCTCCACCGCCTCGCGCGCGCATTGCAGCGCCTCAACCAGCGAATCGGCGCCGCCCTGATCGGACAGATGAATGGCCAGATTGTTGAGCGATCGAGCCAAGGCGGCCAGGTAAGCTGCGGGCTGGCCATGCGCGAGCATGCGGTAGGTATCCACCACCTCGCGCATGCATTTCAGCGCCTCGGCCCGCGAATCGGCGTCGCCAAGGTGCGAGAGCGCAATGGCCAGATTGCCGAGCGCGCCTGCACGACTGGCCTGATCGGCGGCGGCATCCACGGTGCTGCGCCGAATGTCGACCGTCAGCTGCAAAAGCGGCGTCGAATGGAGGGGCAGGCGGAGACTGGGACCAATTTCCCGCTTCACCAGCGGATGCAGCGCCTCCCACGCAGCTGTCACCGGGGTGCGCAGAGCCATGCCGTGCTGGTGTACTGCGGCGACTAGCTGATCGCCGTGAACAGGCCAGAGATTGGCGAGCGCATGCACCAAGCACTGCGCGCCCTGGTCTGTTGGTGCCGAATCCAGCGCCGCAGGCCACGCACGGGGCCACAGGCGAGCCAGCACCGCCATCGCACGAGTGCGTCTCGCATCGCCATGTTCAAGGACCAGTTTTACCCAATCGTGGGCGCGATTGGCCCTCAGGCGTTCGACAAGCAGGTGTTCGGCCAGCAGGTCGGGCGTGAGGGGGGCGACGCTGCCGCCCTGGCTTGGGTAAATGCGCGCCAGTGCGTTCGCCCATTCGCTAGGTTGGGCAAATGCCAAGTGCCCCAGCGCAGCACCAAGTTCAGCCACTTCCAGCCCATGCGAAAACGCCAGCAAAGCCAAGGCATCAGCCCAGTCTTCCCAAGACTCAACGCCAGCAAGCGCGGCTGGGGCATTGCGCTGCCAGTGCCGCCATTCTCGGCGCAGCAGGGCGGCGCGCAAAGCATGGCCATGGCCCGGCCGTTCTCCGGCGAGCGCGGCAAGCGCAGCCAAATGCAGATACAACGGGTGAGCATAGTCGGTCGAGCCCAAGTCGGGCCGCCAAGGATAGATGGGCTCGGTCTCGCCGAGCGCGGCGGCGTAGTCGGATAAGGCGGCATCGAACGCCTGGGCACGATCTGCCGGCGCATCGGGCCAGTCGGGCACAGCGATCAGGCCGAGGTGGGCAGGTCCGGGTGCCAGCAGCGCGGCCAGTTCAGTATCGCACTCCGGCTGTAGCGACAGCTGATCCCACCAATCGGTGCCGCGCGACAGGCACAGCAGGTGCACGCGCAGGCCATCCATCCGCTTCAATGCATCGTCGAGCGCCGTTCGCAGCCATCGCAGCAGCTCAGGCTGCCGGCCTTCGGCGTAGTCCACTACCAGCAGCAGTGGACGCGGATGGCCGAGCAGCAGCTCTTTCCAGGCACCCAGAGCATCGGTGGGCAAATTGGCAGACAACCACAAGCCGGACCAACCGCGCAGCTCTGCGCGCTGCAGCAGTTCGAGCGCGCTGCGGGTTTTGCCCGCGCCTCCCGGGCCATGAATGACCTGCGTGGTCAGGCGCGGCAGGCCCTGCGCAGTCACCGCGGTCAAAAGGCCGTCGACAAAAGCATTGCGTACAGGGTGAAACCGCACCACTTGGTCTTGTGCCGCCAACAGGGCCGCCGGGCCAAGCTGTCTTGCATGTGCCGCTGCCTGAGGCTTGGGCGGTTGAAGGAACTCGGGGACACCGGTATCCCCTGGGGTCCCGCCGCCTACACTTATAGGTGGCTTGGTTGGCTGCGGGTGCAAGCCCGCGGCTTGCTGTGCAGTGCCACTCAACGGCGCGCTCTGCTCGGGCAGAGACTGCCGCAGTCGCACGCCCAGATGGCGTTCGAGCGCTAGCAGAGTGGTTTCAGCGCAGTCCTTCCAGGTGTGGCTGCGAAGCAAGCGTTGGGCAAGCAGGACGGCATCGGCCTTGGCGTTGGCCATGTGATCGCCCAGATCGATCAAGGCCTGGGCCACCTCGGCGACGTCGTCGTCGGTGTGGGGAGCTTCGCCCTCTTGGCTGCGGCGGCCTTTCACCCACACCGGTCGAACACTGCGGCCAAGGCCGGCCCCCTGCCAATGCTCATCCAGCAGCCGGTAGACGCCCGACTGCTGGCCGATAACCACAGGCACCTGACAGGCGATGGCTTCCCATGCAACTAGCCCGAAGCCTTCGTGCCACGACGGCATCAACACCACGCTGCTGCTGGCCAGATCCCTGAAGTACTGCTGGCGGTCTTCAGTGTAAGGTTTCACGTCACACTCAACCATGGCGCCGGCTTCGGCCTCCGCCTCGCTCACAACCCGGACACGCTGCTCGCTCGGCACACCTCGCATGCGCAGGATGGGTGAACGGCTCAGCGCATGGCGGGCATTTGCCTTCGACTGACATTGGCACACGGCCCGACCGAAGCCGCGCACGCCCAGCAGGGCCTGCTTGATTCGCTCGTCATCGCTTCCAAGTCGTCCGCCAAGGAAGGCGATGAAGTTGAACGGCGCTTGATCGCTGAGGAACACCTGCCGCGGGTCCGGCTCGGCCAGGCCCGGCACCAGCATCGTGACAGACGAGCGTTTGGCCGCTGGCAGCATGTCACACAGGTGATCTCTCAACATGGGGCCAACGGCAAAGCACAGGTCGGCCTGTTCAAACAGATCTCGCTGCGCTTGTTGCTTGCTTGCCGCGCCGGCACCGTCCTTCTTCACGTCCTGGTAGGCGCGGAAGGCCATGTGATTGACTAGCACGGCACAGCTGCCGGGTAGCGCCTGGCGCAGCGCCAGGGCCAACCCGCCGGTCTTGTCGTCGTGCCCGAGCCAAAACACAGCGCAGGAGTCCAGCTCGACACTAGATGCGGAGCGCACCGCCGCCAGCACGGGACCAGCCTGATTGACGGGCAGGTCGGATGTAAGATGGCCCAATGACACCAGTCTGACGTGGTGACGTCTCGCGTCCTCGTGATCGGCGGCGTCGGCCTGAAGAACCACGCAAATTAACTGGTAGTCGCGGCGGGCGGCGATGCCGAGCGACCTCACCCATTCGACATTAAACGCGTTGATGCCGCCGTATCGCGGCCCCCAGGCAGTGGCAAGTGCCACCAAGCACGCGTTGGGCTGAGCCATGACCAAATCCCCCCGAATAGTTTTGCCTGAAATCATACTGTTTGGCGGATGCAGACCACGCGAGGTTTCGGACACTTCCAGCTGTGCCAGCCACGCGCTCCGCGGGGGTCTCCGCCCACAATTTGCCGTATGGCAAGGTACCCACGCTCGTCCAACAGCTGGCAGGCACCCATAAACAGGCGACGCTACCCTACCTTCGGTTGATATTGCTCGACCGCACAAAGGGAAAATTCCGGCAAATCCCGTCGTCGGTGTGGCCCTGGAAATAGTCTGCGAGGCCGCACCAGGCCTCGCGCCACCCAGGGTCGCCAGAGCCGTCAAAAGAGGTCCATTTAGACCGAGGGCGCGGCGGGGTCTCGACGGCGCGCCAGGGCTTCGGGGTCGGATGCGCATGGGCTGGCAGCGGGTGCCGGCAGGCTGCCCCGGCGGCAGGCCTGGCCGGGCCATAGAGGCTCTGGCGAAGGCCTACCAATCCTGCAGCACACCGAGGCTCTGCGGCTGCTTTAGGCGTGAAAAAGGCCCCGCATGGGGGCCTAGCTGTTTTGGAGCTGGCTGGCTGGATCTATGCCGTGGCCTGGCCGGCTTCGCAGATCGCCTCCAGCCTGGCCACTGCCACGTCAAAGTAGTGCCCATCCTGCTCCACGTCGATGAATCGGTGGCCAGCCTGCAGCGCGGCCACACCCGTGGATGCGGAACCCATGAACGGATCCAGGATCACCCCGCCGGGTGCCACCGCATGCACCAGCTGGACCATCAGCTCCACCGGCTTGCCTGTGAGGTGCAGCTTCTTGCGGTGATCCACCCGTTCGCGCACCAAGCCGGGCCAGGGGCCGCCGTGCTCTGCGATGGGCAGCGGGCCTTGGGAGGCCCAGGTGGGCACTTCTCGTCTCAAGCCGAGGTCCTAACAGGAGTCCACGCCTAGCGTAGGAACCTGTGCTTTCCTATAATGGCTCGCACGGGGTGGCAGCCCTGCCGTTCGCACCCACTACGGGTATGGTGAATCTGTCCTAAGTGTCTTTCTGTCCACTGGTTCCACTTCGGTGCCGGCGTAACGCGAACCACGTCTTTGAAGCGCACCGTTTATGGGAAAACCATGGATAACCAAGTTCAAGATTATGAATTGCTGCGCGCTCTGAAGGCGCGAGCTGGAGAACTGCAGTCTCAGCACTCTCTGGGAGGGCAGGTGCTTGATAGGGGGGGCGCATTGGAGGCCGCCGCCCGGGAAATGGGCTTTCGCGACTGGAATGCTGCTTCTGCTGCGGCACGCCTTCCCAAAACGATGGGTGTATCTCGCCGTGTGCTCAGCGCCGATGGGGGCGAGCGGCCACCGGCACCCAAGCATGTCTGGGATTTGAACCGCCATGCCACTTGGCACACTGAAATCTGGCGTTTGATGTCTGATTTCATTGGGGCGGACGTTAAGAAGGCGTTTCGTAGTAGCCCGCCCGAATATCTGGTCTCCGACGACCTGAGCTGGCTGGACGACCTCGTGCTGAGAGTCCGCGGCATTCATGTCGATTCGAAAAATGAACTGGCAGAACGGCTGCTGGACCGATACCGTGCGATTCGCGCCTGTCACGGGACATCGGCGCCCTCGCTCGACTCGTTCTATGCGCAAGGCCTTCGCCCGCTGGTGATTGAAGAGTTCCACGACCAGGCGCGCAAGCTATTTCTGAGCGGTGAGTACCCAGAGCTGTCGGAGGTCAACCTGAAGAGGGCCGTGGAGAACGTCGGGCCGGCGACGCGGGAGGGCCGCGTTTACTTCGAGGCCAACGAGCGATTCCTGATTGAAATGTGTGGCCACTACATGCTCTATGGCAGCGAGTACCTCACTGCCCTGGCGGCCAATCTCGGAGGTACGCGGGACTATCGTCGCGTCCTCAGGAAGCGCTACGACCCTACACTCTTTGTGTGCGATGTTCCACTCGAGCATCTTCATCCCGGCACGCTCGCCGAGTTCGCTGGGATCGCCCTCCAGTCGATTTTCCAGGAACTGCTGGATGGGCCCACCTACGCACCTGACAAGTGGCGTGGCTCAGGCTTCAGCATACGGGTGCCGCTGGAGCCGTCGTGCATCGTGGGGCACTACCACCCGACCATCACATGCGACCCTCTGCGGTGAATGTGGAGGCGCCACATCCCCGGAGGTCTGGGGTGAGGCTCTCGCCCCTCAACGAATTGAAGTCCCCACAGCGGGGGGGGCACTTGTCCAGTCGGACAAAATCCGCCACTGCCAGCTTCTTGCTGCAGTGGCCACATCTCACTTCTTGCATATCGGCATCGCCATATGATCGCCCCGCCTGTGCACAGGTGACGGGGTCGTTTGGCCAATGCCGTGCTCATCCACGGCGGAGGGGTTTGTGCTGGGTGTTGACGCACCCGGTGCACTCGCCCCGTCTTTTTTTGGGGGAGGTCTACCCTCCCCCACCAGGCGCGGCCGTGCTGACCGTCACCTCGTATTTCTCAAACCGCACCACCTCCTCGCCCAGCCAGTCGTTCAAGGCCAGGAAGCGGGCCTGCAGGGGCTCAATCTCGTTGGTGGCGAACACCTGGGCAGCAGGCACGATGGCGCCAAAGCCGCCCGTGTTGCTTGGCACGATGCCCAGCAGCTGGGGCGGGATTCGGTGGGCAGCCAGCACGTCGTCACGGCTGACGTTTTTGATGTTGAAGAAGTCATCTTTGGCGGCGACTTCCGAGACGGGAATCAGCTGGATGCCGTCTTTCTTGCCGTTGGGGCTGTACAAAAACAGGTTGCGGAAGTTGCCCGGGCCCTTGCTCTGCTTGAGCGCCTCGCGGATGCCGTCAATGTCGCCCTGGCTCTGGGCCGCATCGCTGATGTACAGGATGAAGCCCGCGTGGCTGCCGTTGTTGAAGTAGCGCCGGCGGAACAGCGTGGCCGACTCATTGAGCCAGGCCGCCTGTAGGGCGCTCAAGTACTCGGGCAGGCCGTATACCTCCTGCTCGATGTCGGCCTCCTGCAGGTGGAACACCCGGCCGCTGTTGAATTCATGCTCCTCGGCGCCGTTGCGCACAAAGAAGTACTTCCGCAGGTCCACCCCGCGGCGGGTGTACTTGGCCATCGCGTGCGACAGGCCCATGGAGCCCCCCAACCGGTTGACCTGGTGCTCCAGGTAGCCATTGCCAAACACCAAAAAATCCAGTGCAAAGCGGCTGAACACCTCGGTGCTCAACAGGCGGTGCGGCTTGAAGGTCTTGGCCAGGATGTTGCGCTTGAAGTAGATCGCGCTGCTGTGGTGGGTGCTGGCCCTGAACGACTTGGCCAGCCCGGCCCAGCTCATGGGTGGCTCGTACCAGCGGCCGTTGCTCCAGCACTCCAGGTAGTCGAGCAGCTCGCGCCGGTCCATCACCGGGGTGGGGTCGCCGAAGGTGAAAGCCTCCATCTTCCTGGCCTGGTCGGCTTCGGCGAGGTGCGCCGATGCCTGGGCCTGTGTCGCCTGTATCTCGTCTTGCATCAAGAAATCTCCATGATCGATTGGGAGGAGCTGGTCTCGCCGTCCAGCGATTCGTTGTCCATGGCGTGCATGCAAGCCCAGGCCAGGTCGGCGTGGCCGGTGACCTCATTGCGGCCCGCGTCGTAGGTGACCTGTCGGCCGCTGGCCGTCATCACCCGTTTGATGGCCATGAAGGCCTGGGCCAGATCCGTGAACCCGGCGTCGAACTCGAGGCGGCCCTTGCGGATCACGCTTTGCGCCTTCAGCACCAGGCGCGACTTGACGTCCACGCTGTACTGGTAGCCCTTCACAGCCGGGAAGAACTTCTGCACGATCTGGTACACGCCCTGGCCCATGCCAGTGGTGTCCATGCCGATGAAAGCCACGTTGAAGCGCTGGGTGATCTTGCGGATCACCTCGGCCTGGGCCTCGAAGTCGTTGCCCTTGAACTGGTGCCGCTCCAGCACCCGGAACTTGCCCCCAGGCGTGCTGGGCGGGGCCAGCACCACCAGGCCGGCGGAGTCGCCCGACAGCGCCGGGTCGTAGCCCACCCACACGGGCCGATAGCCAAAGGGGCGCACGCTGAAGGGTTTGACGTCGCCCCACTCGTCCCAACTGTCGACCATGCAGCGCTGCAGATCGGCCAGGGGGAACATGCTGAAGCTGTCGTCCAAGAAGCCGCACATCAGCAGGTTCTCGAACTCCTCGGTGGAGTACTCCAGCCGCAGCTCGTCGATGTCGAACAGGTTGCAGCCGCCGCGCATGGCGTCGACGATGGTGCAAATCTGCCGCCAGATCTTGTCCTCGCCCGTGAAGCCCCCGGCCAGCCGGTCGTGGCTCAGGTCCAGGCTGATCCGGTCTTCCTTGGCCTTCTTGCGGTTGAAGCGTGCCCCGCTCCAAAGCGCATAGGCCTCATGCTGGATGCTGCTGGGCGTGCTGAAGTAGGTCTTGCGCCAGTGCTTGTGCATGGCCATGCCCGACGCCACTTTGTTGAGTTCGTCGAACTTGCGTGTCCAGAAGCACTCGTCGAAATAGAAATTGCCGTGGTAGCCCTGGGCCGTGAGGGCGTTCGTGCCCAAAAAGTACAGCGTGGCGCCATTGCTGAGCACGATGGGGTCGCCCGACAGCTCGATGCCGCAGGCCTCCTTGGCGAAGGCGATGATGTACTGCTTGAAGATGTGCGCCTGGGCCTTGCTGGCCGACAGAAAGATCTGATTGCGCCCGGTGGCGATCGCATCGGCCAGGGCCTCGCGGGCGAAGTACCAGGTGGCCCCGATCTGCCGGCTTTTAAGGATGAAGCGCGTGCGCGCCTCGCTGTTGCGGAACCACACCTTCTGGTAGTCGAACAGCGAGTCTTGGAAGGCCTCCAGCAGCTGCTCGTGCTGCTCCTCGGTGAAGTGGTTGCGCTCGGGCTTCTTCTTGGGGCGGTCATTGCGCCGCTCGATCGCGGGGTTGAGGTCGGCCTCTTTGCCGGTCGCACTGTACTTGTGCACCCGGGCCAGGCGCTCAATCTGGCGGCCCAGCAGGTCGATCTCTTTGAAGTCGCCGCCGGTCTTGGTGTCCTTCATGACCAGTTGCACCAGCCGGGTTTCCAGTGCGGCCTCTACGCGCTGCACCGGTTGTGCCTTGTCCCATTCCTCGGCATCTTTCCAGCCCTGCACCGTGCTGCGCGGCTCGTTCAGGTACTCGGCAATCGACGAGATCCGCCAGCCCTGCCAGTACAGGTGCCGGGCGTTGCGGCGCTTGTCCGCATCCAGGCCCTGGGCAGGCTTTTGTTCACCTGCGAAAGGGGCGATGGGCTTGGGAACGATGACGGCTTGTGGCATGCCGTCGAGGTTAGGTGCGCCCCGCTGTTTCGTTGACAGGTTCCAGGTGTGTACGCCCCGTACACAACCGCCATTCATTGAATGGCCAGCGCTGCGGCGCGACCATGGCAGCTACCCAAAACACACCTTGCAACCAACTCTGGAGCAGCAGCCATCATGGCCCAAAAATCCAAACTTTTCCGAGTCGCCACTGAAGGCGCAACCACCGACGGCCGCGTGATCCAGAAGGACTGGATCACGCAGATGGCGGCCAACTTCGACCCCAAGAAGTACGGCGCCCGCGTCTGGCTGGAGCACTACCGCGGCATCGCGCCTGACGGCCTGTTCAAGGCTTACGGCGACGTGATCAGCGTCGAGGCGCGCGAGGTTGACGACGGTAAGCTGGCCCTGTTCGCCCAGATCGAGCCCCTGCCCGAGCTGGTGGCCATGACCAAGGCCAAGCAGAAGATCTACACCTCCATCGAGGTGAACCCCAAATTCGCCGATACCGGCGAGGCCTACCTCACGGGCCTGGCCGTCACCGACAGCCCGGCCAGCCTGGGCACCGACATCCTCGCCTTCGCGGCCCAGAACCCGAAGGCCAGCCCCCTGGCCGGCCGCAAGAGCCACGCCGAGGCCCTGTTCTCCGAAGCCATCGAGGTCACGCTGGAGTTCGAAGAGGACAAGCCCGAAGACGAAGGCCTGGCCGCCAAGTTCAAGGCCGGCATGGCCTCCTTCCGCGAGAAGCTGGCCGGCAAGTCCAAGTCCGATGAAGCCCGCTTCAGCGAGGTACTCGGCGCCCTGGACCAGGCCGCTGATGCGCTTGCCGACCAGGCCGAGAAGCACGCCACCCTGCAGGCCGACCACGACAAGCTCTCCAAGGCCTTCGCCACCCTGCTGGGCCAGCACACCGAGCTGGTGACCAAGCTCGGCACCACGCCCGAACTGCAGCACAGCCAGCGCCCGCCGGCCACCGGCAACAGCGGCCGCATCCAGACCGACTGCTGATCAGCCGCAGTTTTTCCACCGCAATCGCATTCAACCCGGAGCCCCTCCATGCGCAATGAAACCCGCCAGGCCTATGCCGAACTGCTGAGCCAGATCAGCCGCCTGAACGCCGTGGCAGATGCCACCAAGCAATTCACCGTCTCCCCCAGCGTCCAGCAAAAGCTGGAAAGCAAGATTCAGGAGTCCTCGGACTTCCTGAGCCGCATCAACATCTCGCCCGTCACCGAGATGCAGGGCGACAAGCTGGGCCTGGGTGTGTCCGGCCCGGCCGCCAGCCGCACCGACACCACCACCAAGGACCGCCAGACCCGAGACATCACCACGCTGGACAGCCGCGGCTACCAGTGCGTGAAGACCAACTCGGACACGCACATCACCTATGCCAAGCTGGACGCGTGGGCCAAGTTCGCCGACTTCCAAACCCGGGTGCGCGACTTGATCGTGCGCCGCCAGGCCCTGGACCGCATGCTGATCGGCTGGCATGGCGTGAGCATTGCCGCCGACACGGATCTGGCCGCCCACCCGCTGCTGCAGGACGTGAACAAGGGCTGGCTGCAGCACCTGCGCGAAGACGCCCCAGCCAATGTGATGGGCAGCGGTGCCACCAACGGCGTTATCAAGATCGGTGCCGGCGCGGGCTCCGACTACAGGAACCTGGACGCGGCCGTGTTCGATGCCGTCACCCTGCTGGACCCGTGGCACCAGCAAGACCCCGACCTGGTGGTGATCATGGGCCGCGCGCTGTTGGCCGACAAATACTTCCCGCTGGTCAACGTCAACCAGGCGCCCAGCGAAACCCTGGCGGCCGACATCGTGATCAGCCAGAAGCGCGTGGGCGGCCTGCAGGCGGCCACCGTGCCTTACTTCCCCGATCACGCCATGCTGATCACCACCTACGACAACCTGTCGATCTATTGGCAGGAAGGCGCGCGCCGTCGCCGCATGGAAGAAAACCCGAAGCGCGACCGCATCGAGAACTACGAGTCGTCGAACGACGCCTATGTGGTCGAGGACAACGGCCGGGCCGCGCTGGTGGAAAACATCCAGCTCGTGGCCTGAGACCGGGGAGGCACCGCACCATGACGACGCCCGCCCGCCGCCACCAGATGCGCGTGCTCGCCGAGCAGGCCGCCCTGGCCACCCCCAACGGGGGCCAGGTCGAAGGCTCAGCCTATGAGCTGATGCTGGCCCAGCTCTACGAGCACCGCCGCACCCTCAAAGCCATCCAGTCGGTGGAGCGCAAGATCGAGGCCAAGCGCACCATGCTGGCCGACTTTGACGCCTGGATCGATGGCGCCCTGGCCGGTGGCCAGGGTGGCCAGGACCTGGTGCTCACCAGCGTCATGGTCTGGCACCTGGACGTGGGCAACTGGGCACGCGGCCTTCAGATCGCGGAATACGTGCTGCAGCATGGCCTGGCCCTGCCCGACCAGTACAACCGCGACACGGCCACGCTGCTGATCGACGAGACCAGCACCGCGGCCCTGGCCGGGTCTCTGACCGGCCCCGACGCGCTGGTGGTGCTGGCCCGGGTCGACCAGATGACGGCCGAACGCGACGCCCCCGACCAGGCCCGCGCCAAGCTGCACAAGGCCATCGGCTACGCCCTGATGGGCAAGACGCCCACCACCGAGCCTGACATCACCACGCTGGACCCGGCCCTGGCGCGCCGCGCCATGGACCAGCTGCAACGCGCCCACCAGCTTTTCGGCCAGGTGGGCGTCAAAAAAGACATGGAGCGCCTGGAGCGTCGGCTCAAAGCCGGCCCAGGCCCCGACTGAGCGTACCCCGCACCCTGGCGGCTCGGGGTGCCGATGGAAAGGGCACAGGCTCGTCCTGGCCGGCCCCTGACGCACCCCGACCACCGCCACCTATTTCTGAATGCCCACCATGAGCTTTCTGGCCACCACATCCCCACCCACGCCCACCAATGAGCCCTCGATCGAGAACGATCCTTGGTTCCCCGAGATCGACCTGGGTGCCCTGCGCGCCGCCTGCCGGCTCGATGGCACGGTCACCGTGGCCCGGCTGCGGGAGGCCGCCACAGCGGCCATGCTGAGCGTCAACCGAGAGCTGGCCGCGTTCAAGCTGGGGCACATCGCCTGCGGTCACGGCACGCTGGCCGACATCCCGGCAGACCAGGTTGGCCGCTCCAGCGTGCTGGTGCTGCACTACCGCCGCGCCGTGTACAGCGCAGTGCAGGCCGAGCTGGTCGAGGAATACCGCGACATGGACACCACGGGCAAGGGCGACAAGAACGCCGACGCCATGGAGCCCCGTGCCGATACGCACCGACGCAACATGCGCTGGGCCCTGAGCGATCTGCTGGGCCAGCCGCGCACAACCGTGGAACTGATCTAGAACATGTCGACCCCCACGCTCCCTCACTTCGTGTGGTCGCTGCCCCCCAAGGGGGCTCAGCCTTGCTTGGGGCGGCCCGGCGCTACGGCTGTATGACCAACACGCTGCAAGTCATGGCCCGTGACGGCGACACGGTCGACCAGCTCTGCTGGCGGCACCTGGGTCGCACCGCGGGCGTCACCGAAGCCACGCTGGCTGCCAACCCGGGCCTGGCAGCGCTGGGGCCGCGCCTGAGCGCCGGCACCCTGGTCGACCTGGTCATCGTGGCCACCCCCACCCAAGAGACCGTCTCCCTTTGGGACTGAACACCATGAACGATCCGAAGGCCCCGCGCCTCATCTTTGACCCGACCATCAACCTCGGCCACGTACTCACGTTCGCCGGGTTCATTGCCACCGGCTTCGGCGCCTACAGCACGCTGGACAAGCGGGTGGCCATGCAAGAGCAGAAGGCCCTGATCGCCGAACAAAAGGCCTCGGAGCAAGACCAGCGCAATTCCGAGGTGCTGCGCGAGATCAAGGCCGATCTGAAGGACGTCCGCCGCTCGGTGGACGACGTCAACCGCAACCTGTCCCGGAGCCGCCCGTGAACCTCACGAACCACCTTCACCACAACCCGCGCCTGCGCGCCATCTTCAACCTCGACGCCTGGGTGCTGATCGTCATCGGCCTGGTGCTGTTCGGCGCCCGCACCCCGCTGCAGGCTTCGGCCGCAGGCATCAACCTGCCGCTGCTGGCCACCGTGCTGCAGCTCTCGGGCTTCATGTTCTGCATGGCGGGCCTGCAGGTGCTACTGAGCCTGCTGGTTTGGCCCCAGATCAGCGTGAGCGAGCTGCTGCAGCACGCGGTGCAGCAAGGCGACTTTGCGGCCGGCGTGATCCTGCTGGGCCTATTTATTTACAACGGGCTGTGCATGCTGGCCTTTGTGCTGTGGGTGGGGGCCAGCATGGGCGGCGCTGTGGGCCTGGGGGTCGCGGGATGATCCCGGCCCAGGCCCCGGTCATCCTGGCGCTGCTGCAGGCCCTGCTCCCGGCCTACTGGCCCGCCATGCCTGCTCCCAGCTTTCTGGCGGCCCAGATCGAGCAGGAGACCTGCCCGAGCCCCCAGCACCGGATGTGCTTCAGCGAGCGCGCTGAGCTGCGCACCGCACGCGAATACGGCTTTGGCCTGGGCCAGCTCACGATCACCCCGCGATTCAACGTGTTCGAAGAGGTCAAGCGCATGCACCGCGACCTGGCCGACTGGCGCTTCGAGGACCGCTTCGACCGCCGCCGGCAGTTGATCGCCCTGGTGGTCAAGGACCGCGCCCACTACCGCGCCTGCAGAGCCTTGATGGCCGACGCGCCGGCGGCGCTGGCCTGCACCGCGGCCCAGTACAACGGCGGCGCCGGGGGCTTTCTGGCGGACCGGAGGCTGTGCGGCAACACCTCGGGCTGTGACCCACGCCAGTGGTTCGGCCACATCGAGCACACCAGCACCAAGGCCAAGACGGCGGTGGCCGGCTACGGAAAGAGCTTTTTTGAGATCAACCGCGAGTACGTGCGCAACGTGATGCAGGTGCGCCGGGCCAAGTACTCCCCCTTGATGGACGCCACATGAACGACTTCAAACAGAACGCCCTGGCTTTGGGCCTGTCCACGCTGCTGGTGGTGGGCCTGAGCATGCTGACCTACCAGCTCGGGTTTCAGCGCGGCGAGGTAAGGGCTCAGAACGAGGCGCAAGCCCGTGAGGCTCAGATCAACGCTGACCATGCTGAGGCCCTGCTGCGCGCCACCGCCCGCGAGCAGGCCACCGAGCGAAACCTTCGGACCGAGCTGGTCGAACTGCAAACCCGCCTCAACCTGGATGCCCAAAATGCGAAACAAATCAGTGATCGCTCTGCTGCTGCCGTGCGCTCTGGCGCTGTGCGCCTGTCAATCCCCGTCGCCAATTGCCCTGCGGATGGTGGAGGCCACCAGGGCACAGGTGCCGGATCTGCCGGTGGAGATCGGCACCAAGCGCGTGCCCAACTTGCGCCTGAAGATGGACTTGCTCTTACTGCCATCGCCGACGCCGGGGACGACAGCATCCGGCAGCTCAACGCCTGCATCGACGCTTACAACGCCGTGAAGGTGCGCCTGAACGCGAAGCCAGAAGGCGCGGCCCATGCTCAAGCCCGGTAGCCTGCGCGGCCACATCGAGGCGGCCGTGCCTGATCTGCGCACCAACCCCGACAAGCTGTCGGTGATGGTCCGCTCGGGCCGCCTGATCACTACCGGCACCGGCTCGCTGTCGTTTGAGTACGCCTACACCCTGCAACTGGTGGTGCTGGACTACGCCGGCCACGCCGACGCGGTCATGGTCCCCCTCCTGTCCTGGCTGGCCGTGAACCAGCCCGAGGTGCTGGACAACCCGGATCTGCGCGAGAAGGCTGTGCGGTTCGAGGTCGAGTTCCTGAATGCCAGCACGGTGGATCTGTCGATCGAGCTGGACCTGACCGAGCGCGTGTTGGTCAAGCCCAGGGCCAGCCAGCCCGGGGCTTATGACATCCGCCACGTGGGCGAGCCGGCTCACCCCGCCTGGCCGCAGCAGCGCGAGGAATGGAGCCTGTACGTGCGCGACGAGCTGGTGGCGCAATGGGCCCATGACCCCCGGCCAGTGATCTGACCATGAGCGAACTGAAGGCTCTGGAGGACTGGGTCGCACCGCTGCTCGACCGGCTCTCCGATGGCGAGCGGCGCAAGCTGGCCATGGCTGTGGCGCGAGATCTGCGCGCAGCCAATGCAGCCAGCATCCGGGCCCAGCAGACCCCGGATGGAGAGGCCTGGTTAGCCCGCAAGCAGCCCGCCAGGAACAAGCGGGGGGAGATCCGCCGCAAGGCTCAGGCAGGCAAGGCGGGCATGCGGATGTTTTTGAAGATGGGGGCGGCCAAGAACCTCAAGGCGATGGCGGCACCCTCGGAGGCAGTGGTTGGGTTTGTGGGGCGGGCTGAGCGGATCGCTCGGGTGCATCAGTTTGGGTTGAGCGATCGAGTGACGCCTGGTGGTCCGACTTATCGCTATCCAGCGCGAGAGCTGATCGGCATCACAGCAGACCGGGTCGAGCGCGTTCGGGAAATGATCTTAAGGTTTCTGAGCACTTGAGTGGAAAGCGAGTTGGCTAAGATATGAATCACAGGTAACCAGGGAGCGCAATGATTCCATATCCACTGAGCAGAATTGACGCAGCGGTATTTCAAGAAATTTGCGAGCAGCGAACAAGCGAGTCGAGCACTCTTGATTTCAAACAAACCCTTCCAGGGAAAGAGGACAAAGATAAAGAAGAACTGGCAAAGGACGTCAGTGCTTTACTGAATGCCGATGGCGGTGACCTCGTATATGGCATTGGCGAGGACAGAACGACCGGAACGGCCAAGGCCGTGGTCCCGCTGACCATAGAGAATTTTGATAAGGAAGAGCGACGAATTCTTCAAATATTGGACGCGTGGATTGAGCCAAGGTTTCACGGAATTCAATTCCATCAGGTCCCACTTGAAGGTGGTTGCGGAATTGTGCTACGAGTTCCGATGTCGTTCGATGGCCCACACTGGGTAAGAAATCCAGCAGGCAACTATCGTAGATTTGTAATCCGCAATGGAAAGATGACCTCTGACATGAGCTTAGATCAAGTGCGCTCAGCTTTTACCGCATCCGCATCTCTTGCTGCACAGGCTCGTGATTTTATAAATGGCAGATTAAATTTAATAAGAGAACGGAAAATGCACATGCCGATGGGGAGTGTACCGATCGCCGCATTTGAGTTGGTTTCATTGTCAGGTATAGCTCGACGAAAAACTATTGATATAAAGAAGATTGAATTTGTTGACTTCATAGCTTGGAGGGGAGGGGCAAATCCAAAGGTCAACATTGATGGATTGGGTGCCTACCTTGGAGATGAAAATCAAGTCTACGCCTACAGCCAATTGTTTCGGAATGGAGCGATGGAGTTTGTAAAAGCTGCCGGAGGCATCGGAATGAATGGAGCTATGGGCATATGGGGTGAGGATACATTTTCATTCTTTGAAAACTCCTTGGAAATAGCAATTAGTGCAGCGAAGAAGTACGACATCACAGGCCCGGCACTTATCCAGTGTGCGCTTATGCATGTATATGGAATCCCGCTGGAACACGGTGGCCGCTCATCGTTCAGGTACGCATCGGACAGGCATTTTATGGTATTCCCAGAAATCTACATCGAAGATTTATCAGGAACAATCGATATTAATGAGGCTCTTTCAGACACACGCGATGTGCTCTATCAGGCTTTCGGAATGAAGGCTGCGCCACCAAGGATATAGAACTGTCTGCTATTAAGTTCTGCTTCGCAGAGCTGAGTCGGTTAGCATTGTGCGAATTCTCAGAAAAATTGGTTGTGTACGCCCCGTACACAACCAGAATCAGATGCATTAATCCCTCCGCCCCGGCACCATCAACCGGGTGCAAAAACCCCTCACCCAACCCGAATCTCCCTACGAACTCAATCGCAAGATTGAGAACATCGTGCGCCTGGGCTCCATCGAGCAGGTGCGCCTGGGCAAGCCCGCGCGCTGCCGCGTGCGCACCGGCGGGCTGCTGAGCAACTGGGTGCCGTTTTTCTCGCTGCGCGCGGGCGGCCAGGCCGGGCGCACCTGGTGGCCGCCGGTAGTCGGCGAGCAGTGCGTGCTGCTGTGCCCCGGTGGCGATCTGCTGCAGGGCGTGGCCCTGGCCGGCCTTTTCAGCGATGACGCCCCCCAGGGCAGCGAAGACCCCAACCAGTTCCTGCAGGAATGGTCCGGGGACGACTTCATGAGCTGGCTCGACGGTGAGCTGCTCATCCAATGCGCCACCGCCATCACCCTACAGGTGGGGGACCAGCGACTGCGCATCACCCCCGAATCCATCCGGGCCACGCCCGACATCCTGGCCGACACCATCAGCCTGCGCCATCACGCCCATGGCGGGGTTAAGTCTGGCTTCGAGGTCACTGGGGGGCCCCAATGAACCGCACCACCGGCGCCGCCATCAGCGGCATTGATCACCTGCGCCAGTCCGTGGCCGACATCCTGACCACCGCCATCGGCACCCGCGTCATGCGCCGCGAATACGGCTCGCTGGTGCCCGAGCTGGTGGACCACCCCGACAACCCTGCTACCCAGGTGCGCCTCTTCGCGGCCATTGCCAGCGCCCTGATGCGCTGGGAGCCCCGCCTGCGCCTGACCCAGTTGCACTACACGCGCACAGAGCCCGGCAAGGCCGTGATCACGCTGGACGGCCTGTACCTGGTGGCCAGCACCAAGCAGCCCCAGGTACTGAGCCTGAGCGTGCCCCTCACATTGGTTTCAGGAGCCACGGCATGAACGCCCAGGACCTCACCACCTTGCCGGCCCCCAATGTGGTCGAAGAACTGTCCTTCGAGGCCATCCTGGCGGCCGAGCGCGCCGACCTGCTGCAGCGCTACCCGGGCGTGGCCGATGTGATCGACCTGGAGAGCGAGCCCCTGCAGAAGCTGCTGCAGGCCCACGCCTACCGCGAGCTGCTGTACCGCCAGCGGGTCAACGAAGCGGCCCGGGCCGCCCTGCTGGCCTTTGCCACTAAAGCCGACCTGGACCACAAGGCCGCCTTCTATGGCCTGGAGCGCCTGGCCGGCGAGGCCGATGAACGCCTTCGCCTGCGCATCGGCCTGCGCATCCGAGCCCTGGCTGGCAACGGCACCCGCGAGCATTACGAGCTGATCGCGTTGAGCACGTCGCTCAACGTGCGCGACGCCCTGGCCACCCAGCCCCAGCCGGGTCGGGTGCAGGTGCTGTTGTGGATCGACGATGCCAGCCAAGCAGACGTCACCGCGCTGGCCGTGCTCAATGCCGAGAACGCTGAAGCAGCACGCCCGCTGGGTGTGCCTGTCTCGGTTGCGGTGGCCCGGCCCCGCCCAGTCAACATCAGCGCCCGGATCTGGCGCGAGGTCTCGGCCCCTGCCGACCTGGTGGCGCAGCTGCGCACCAGCATGTCGCTGGCCATGGCCACCTATGCGCGCCTGGGTCGCTCCGTGCCCCGGTCTTGGATCACCACCCAGTTGCACGTCGCAGGCGTGGCCGCCGTGCGCTATGTGGACAACCTGCGCCCCGCCGAAACCACCACCCTGGCCGCCGATGAATACCCGGTGGTGGGCGTGCTCGACCTCACCGACGAGGGGGTGTCCTGATGGTGTCCTCCACTGTCTTGCCACCAGCCTCCACCGCTCTGGAGCGGGCCATCGACCAGGGCATGCCGGCCTGGGATGGCCTGGCCGAGGCCATGGCGCCCACCGGCCCCCGCGTGATCGACGCCTACCCGGTGGCCTTCTTTCCCTGGCTGGCCGCCGAATGGGGCCTGGGCGACTTCGCCAGGTACTTCGACAGCCTGACCGACCTGCTGGAGGCCGGCCGGCCCTGGCTGCTGGAGCGCGGCAGCGCTGCCGCCGTGCGCCGCGTGCTGGGCTGGCTGGGCTTCGACCAGGTGCTGATCGAAGAGGACGGCGCTTACCTGCACATCGACCTGGGCCGGGCCGCCAGCTCTGCCGAGCTGAGCGAGATCGCCCGCGTGGTGCGCTCCAGCATCCCGGCCCACATCCGCTTCTACCGGGTGTTCCACAGCTACGACCTGCGTCCCATTACCTTCGACGGTGGCCAAGCCATGGACGTGGGCCTGCTCGACAACGATTCGGGCGTTTGGGTCAGCACCGACACCGGGCAGGACCTTAAAGCCAGCTTTGCCACCCTGCAGGCCCGGGGGGTGACTGCCTGGCCCCATGGGCCGATCGAGGCCACGGCCACGCCCGTGCACGCCCTGACCCTGCCCCGCGGCGACCGGGTGGAGCTGGACTCCTGGCGCCTGGACAGCTACGTGGTGGTCGACACCTACAGCGGGGTCGGGGCCATGTTCACCGGCACCTGCGCAGCTCCAGTGCCAGGCGTCCCACAAGGGGTCACCGGCACCGCGCACCTCGAATCGGTGGCTTGGCCTGCCCTTGACCCACTCGCCAACCGCACCGACGCCCACGCCATCGAGATCGTGAGCCCCATGCCGGCCCCGCGTCGCTGGGTGGGCCCATGGGACGCTAGGCCCTGGCGTACCTCCATTGATTCCAAGCACACACAGGACTGACCACCATCATGGCAACCCTTCAAGAATCCGGCCGCATTGCCCTGGCCATCGCCGTCGCCAGCCAGCCCATCCACCTGGCCTGGGGCCACGGCTCGCCCGCCTGGGATGCAGCGCCCCAGCCCGAGGGCAACACCAACGCTGGCCTGGTCGATGAGATCGGCCGGCGCGCCTCCACCCAGGTGGGCTACTGCCGCCCCGACGTCAACGGCGAGATCGAGTTGGCCTCGGGCCGCTACACCCTGTCGGCCGAGCCCACCACCTGGGTCTACGTGAAGTTCGTCTTCGCCTTTGCCGAGGCCGCCGGCGAGACCATCCGCGAACAGGGGATCTTCCTGGGCACCCAGGTCAAGGCCGGGCTGCCCGCCGGGCAGCGCTACTTCCTGCCCGCAGATCTCGCCAGCCCCGGGCGCCTGTACGCGCTGGAGCGCGTGCCCGCCTTCCCCCGCAATGGCGCCACCCGCCAGATGTTCGAGTACGTGCTGCCGTTCTGAGCAGGAATCCACCCATGACCATTTACAACCGATTTGACCCGGCCAAGCGCTACAACCGCGTGCTGTTCAATGCCGAGCGCGTGCTGCAGTCGGCCGAGCTCAACGATGCCCAGGACGCCCTGATTCACCGGATGAAGTCCGTCTCCGATGTGCTGTTCAAGGATGGCGGCATCGTGGATGGTGCCGGTATCGTCGTGAACTCGGCCACCGGCGCCACGCTGTGCGAGGCTGGCCGCGTCTACGTTGACGGCACGGTGCGCCAGGTGACCGCCGGTCAACTGCAGATCGCCACCGTGGGCATCGTCAACGTGGGCGTGTACCTGCAGGTGGCCGTGGTGACCGAAGAGCAGGACCCCACCTTACTGAACCCTGCCGTGGGCACCCGCGGCTATCAGGAGCCAGGCGCCTGGCGCGAGCAGGTCAATCTGGTCTGGGGCTTCAAGGGCGACGGCCAGGCCGGCACCTTCTACCCGATCTGGGCGGTGGAGGATGGCTCGGTGCGCGCCCGGGAAGCTCCCCCCAACCTCGACGCCATCACCCAGGCCCTGTCGCGCTACGACCGCGACAGCACCGGCGGCACCTACGTGGTGCGGGGGCTGGAGGTGGTGGCGGGCCCGGATCTGCCCACCGGCCAGCAGGTCTACACCCTGGCAGAAGGGGCCGCCCGCATCAGCGGCCGGGGCCTGGAGCTGCCCGCCTCGCGCCGCGTGGTGTACGACGCCACGCCCGAGCTGCTGGCGATCGAGGACGAACCCCACGCCTCGACCACCGAAGGCCTACAGCACATCGCGTTCGATCGCACCCCGGCTGTGGGCACGCTGACGGTCAAGATCACCGTGCGCAGCACCCACGACATCGTTCACGGGGGTTTCAATGGCGCGGCCGACCCGCTGCCCGACACCAGCGTGCTGCTGGTCGAATCGGTCAAGCAGGGGGCGACGGTATTTGCCAAGGACGTGAGCTGGAAGCTGACCGCAGGCCAGATCGACTGGAGCCCGGCCGGGGCCGAACCCAACCCGGGCAGCACCTACCAGGTCACGTACCAGCACATCATCACGGCCCAGGTACAGAACCTGACCAGCACGGGCTTTGATGTGGCTGGGGCCCTGCAGGGCTCCCTGATCCTGGTGAGCTACCAACAGGCCCTGCGCCGCTACGACCGCCTGTGCATGGACAGCGACGGCAACATCACCTGGATTCGTGGCGTGCCGGCCGAATGGAGCCCGGTGGCCCCCACCGTGCCGCAGAACTGCCTGAGCCTGGCCACCGTGTACCAGAGCTGGGACAGCAACCGCCGCATCGACCAGGACGCGGTGCACATGGTGCCCATGCAAGAGCAGGCCGCTCTGAAGGCCATGCTGCGCCGCGTGTACGAAGACCAGGCGGAGCTGCGTCTGTCCCTGGACATCTCGGGCCGAAACAGCGGCATCAAGAAGGGCTTGTTCGCCGACCCCTTCCTGAACGACAGCATGCGCGACGCGGGCGTGGCCCAGACCGCCGCCATCTCGGGCGGTGCGCTGCGCCTGCCGATTGCCATCACAGTGCACCAGCTGGGCCTGGGCATCACCGAGCGCCAGGCCCTGGCCCACGGGCACAAGGCTGTGATCTCGCAGACCATGCGTACCGGCCAGATGCTGGTCAACCCCTATGCCGCCTTCGACCCGCTGCCCACCGACCTGGTGCTGCAGCCAGCAGTGGACCGCTGGATCGAGGTGCAGACCCAATGGGCCAAACCCATCGAGCAGGTGTTCTACATCGGCAGTGGCAGCAACACGGTCACCACCGAGTCCAACATCCTGGCCGAGTCCTCGTCTGCGCTGGAGACCCTTCGCCAGATCGAGGTGCAGTTCGAGAGCCACTTCGGGCCCGGCGAGACCGTGATCGCCATGACCTTCGACGGCATCACCGTGCACCCCACCGCCCTGAACGGCGGCGCGCTGGCGGCCAATGCCCAAGGGCTGCTGCAGGGCAAGTTCACCATCCCGTCCAACGTGCCCGCCGGCACCAAGGAAGTAAGCATCACCGGCTCGGGCGGCAACCATGCCAGCGCCCTGTTCACCGGCCAGGGCACCCTGGTGCAGCGCGAGCAGCAGCAGATCGTGAAGTACTGGTACGTGCGCACCGACCCGCTGGCCCAGACCCTCACCACCTCGGCCACCGTGCACCTGACCGGTGCCAACCTGTGGTTCACGGCCAAGGGAACCAGCGATGTGCTGGTGCAGTTGCGCGAGGCCGAGAACGGCTACCCCACGGCCCGCGTGCTGATCGAGGCCCGCCTGCAGCCCGCAGCCATCGTGCTGGATGGCAAGACCCAGGTCACCTGGTCGCCCGTGCTGGCCGACGCCGGGCGGGAGTACTGCGTGGTGCTGCTGTGCGACGACGCCACCACCGCCGTGGCCGTGGCCGACCTGGGCAAGTGGGATGCCACCAACGGCCGCATCGTCACGGCCCAGCCCTACCAGGTGGGCGTGCTGCTCTCCAGCAGCAATGCCAGCACCTGGACGGCCCACCAGGACCGCGACATGGCCTTCGAGCTGCTGGCGGCCGATTACACCCAGACCGAGCGCCTGATCGACCTGGGCACCGTGGACGTGGTGGACGCCACCGACTTGCTGGTGCAGGCCTATGCGCACCAGCCCTCGGCCGCCTCAAGCTGCGTGTTCCAGCTCACGCTGGACAACGGCAGCGTGATCGAGGCCGCCCCTGGCCAGGTCGTGACGCTGGCCGCCCGATACACCGGCCGCGTCCTGGCCACCGCCCGCCTGCGCGGCGCTGGATCGCTCGGCGCCATCCTGGAGCCCGGCATCCAGTTGGTGGTGGGCTCGCTGCAGACCGCCGGGACCTACATCAGCCCCCTGGTCAACGCGGGCGGCCAGGTCAGCGTGCGTGTGGTGCTCGAGGCGGATCTGCCCGCCGGCAGCTCGCTCACTCTGCACGCCCAGAACCAGGCCGCCGGCGCATGGATGCCCGTGCCATTTGTGAGCAGCAGCCCCCAGACCGCCGGCGTGATGGAGCTGGTCTACCAACTCGACAACTACGCCGCCGAGAAAGCCCGACTGCGCCTGAGCCTGACGGGCACCCACGTGGCCCGCCCGGCCATCACCAACCTGCGCGCTGTGGTGCTGTGACACAGGCAAGAGAGATCCACCAATGAGCACGATCAACGACATCACGCCCAACCTGGGCTTGGCACTGCCTCACCCGGCCAACGACGCCGATGTGGACATCCTGCGCCTGCGCAACATGATCCAGACGCTGGACGCGGCCATTCCGGCCTTGCTGACCAACGCCATGGGCGATGTGCTGACAAGCCTGCATGCCGAGCTGCAGAGCCTGCTGAACACCGTGGCCCCGGCTGGCACCGCGCTCAGCATCGCCCAATGGACCAACGCGCGCGCTGCGCTGCTCGATCGCCTCGATGCAACCGTCAGCAGCCGCGCACCGGCCGCCACGGCCCTGTCCACCGAGGTCTGGACCAATGCCTTGGCCCAGCGCGTGGCCGCTATCCCGACCCGCAATGGCGGGGCACTCCGGTATCAGGAATTCACCAGCTCGGCCCTGTTCACGCCCAGCGCCGCACTGCTGGCCAACGGGGGGCAAGTCTGGGTACGGGCCCTCGTCGGCGGCGGTGCAGGAGGTGCGAGCGGTGTGTATGGCACCGACCCCGGCGGCAACGTCTATTCGAGCCCTGGCCGCAGCGGCGGTGGTGCAGAAGTGCTGCTGGATCGACTGGTCACGGTGACCGGACCGGTGACCGTCACCATCGGCTCGGGTGGCGTGGGTGGCACCGGCATCACGGCCTACTCCGGCAATCGGGGTACGGACGGGGGTGCCAGCACGTTCGGGGCCTTGCTAAGCGCTGCGGGCGGGCGAGCGGATGGCACCTCGGGCAATGGCAACGGTCCCTCGACCTACTCCGGTTCGGGCATGCCAGGCCAGCCGCTGCAAGGCTTTGGCGGAAGCATGAAGGGCCCTGGCCCGCAGGGTGGGGGCGCTGGCGGCCCTGCCTTTCAAATTCAAAGTTCGCTCATTTTTGCAGGGGAGAGCACCCCAACCAAGCCCAACCTCGGCTGGGGCGGCAAAGGTGGCAACGCCAATTCGCCATGGGCCGATGGCCTCGCCGGCCAGGCCGGCTACTGCCTGATCTGGTGGCTGGAGTAACAAGACCATGCAATACGCACTCATCAAATCTGACAGCACCGGCCAGGGCCGCGTGCACAACGTCATCGTGGCCGACGCCGAGTTCATCGAGCACATCGCCCCCGAATGGGACCACATCGAGGCCCTGGATACCCTGCACGAGCAGGGCCTGGGGGTGGGCATCGGCTGGGGATACGACCTGGCTGCAGGCGAGTTCATCGCCCCACCGCCGGCTGCGGCGCCCGAGGACCAGCGCGCCACCATCGTGGTGACCAGCCTCACGGCCGACGCCGCCCATGCCGCGCAACTGGTGCTCAAGGGCCTGCGCGAGGTCACCTGCCTGGTGGGAACAGAGCTGCAGGCCGAGGCGGAGCTGCGACTGGCGGGGGCTGTGCTGCCCTTGGATGACGCCTTCCGCATGCCTCTGCGCTCACGCGACGGCCGCGAGCGGGTGCTGCTGGGCACCATGGCCCAGGGGCAGATCCGGTTCCGGGTGACGCTGCCCGAGTCCGGTGTCTGGAGCGTCACCGAAGAGGCCATCAACGAGGCCCTACCGCCCGAGCAGCACATGGCGTTCGCCGGTCTGACCCTCTACGTGGTGGAGGCCTGACATGGGTGCCTGGATCCTCAACGTCCTGATCGGCCTGGACCAGCTCGCCAACACCGTGCTGGCCGGCGAGCCCGACGAGACCTTGTCCTCACGCGCCCACCGCATGCGCGAGAAGGGCCAGCCCGTGTGGGGCTGGACAGCCCGCGCCATCAACACCTTGTTCTTCTGGCAGGCCGACCACTGCCGGGAGGCCTTCGAGTCCGAGCAGCGACGCCTGCAGCAGCCCCCGGGGCTGCGTGGCTGATCGCCGGCTCTCTGTCTTTTTCACTTGTTTTCTCTGTTCCTCAACCTGGAGCCTTCAATGTCTTCTGCCAACTACCACCACGGCGTTCGCGTCACGGAAATCTCTGCCGGCCTGCAGGCCATCACCATGATCTCGACGGCCATCATCGGCCTGGTGGCCACCGCGCCCGACGCCGACGCCACCGTGTTCCCCCTGAACACCCCGGTGCTGGTCACCAAGATCAACACCGCCATCGACAAGGCCGGCGTGCACGGGACCCTGGCCCCAGCCCTCACCGCCATCAGCGAGCAGACCCGCCCCATCCTGGTGGTGGTGCGCGTGGCAGAAGGGCAGGGCGCTGACCCCCAGGCCAAGCAGGCCGACCAGGACGCCAAGGTGATCGGCACCACCGTGGGCGGCCGCTACACCGGGCTGCAGGCGCTGCTGGCCGCCCAGGCCCAGCTCGGTGTCAAACCCCGCATCCTGGGCGCGCCAGGCCTGGACAGCGAGCCCGTGGCCGATGCCCTGGTGTCGGTGGCTCAGAAGCTGCGCGGCTTTGGCTACGCAGCGGCCCATGGCGAGGACGTGAGCGGTGCCACGGCCTACCGCGACCTGTTCGGCGCCCGCGAGCTGATGCTGCTGTGGCCCAACTGGAAGAAGTTTGACGTGAACGCCGCCGGCATCGTGGAGGCGCCGGCCGTGGCCTACGCCATGGGCCTGCGCGCGCGCATTGACCAGGAATATGGCTGGCACAAAACCCTGTCCAACGTGGCGATCAACGGGGTGCAGGGCATCAGCCGCGACGTGCATTGGGACCTGCAAAGCCCCGACACCGACGCGGGCCTGCTCAATGCCGCCGGCGTCACCACGCTGATCCAGTCCAACGGCTACCGCTTCTGGGGCAGCCGCACCACCAGCAGCGAGGAACTGTTCGCTTTCGAGAGCGCCACCCGCACCGCCCAGGTGCTGGCCGACACCATGGCCGAGGGCCACATGTGGGCGGTGGACAAGCCGCTGCACCCGAGCCTGGTGAAAGACATCCTGGAGGGCATCAACGCCAAGTTCCGCGAGCTCAAGAGCGGTGGCTACATCCTCGACGGCAAGGCCTGGTACGACGAAGACATCAACACCACCGCCACCTTGAAGGTCGGCAAGCTGCGCATCGACTACGACTACACCCCGGTGCCGCCCCTCGAAGACCTGGGGTTTCAGCAGCGAATCACCGATGCGTATTTCAGCGACTTCGCCGTGCGCGTCGGCACCGGCTTGTAAAAGCCGCCCCCCTCAACCCCTGATCACTGGAGAACCTCATGGGACTGCCCAAGAAACTCAAGAACTTTGCCCTGTTCGTCGATGGCGTGAGCTACGTCGGCGAGACCGAAGAAATCACCCTGCCCAAGCTCACCCGCAAGATGGAGAAATACCGCTCGGGCGGCATGGCCGGCGAGATCGAGCTCGATCTCGGCTCGGAAGCCATGGAGATGGACTGGAAGGCCGCCGGCTGGATCACCGACATCCTCAAGCAGTGGGGCACCACCACCCACAACGGCGTGCTGCTGCGCTTTGCCGGCGCCCTGCAATCTGATGACGCCGAGACCGTCGACTCGCTGGAAATCGTGGTGCGCGGCCGCCACAAGGAATTCGACCCAGGCAAGGCCAAGGGCGGCGACAAGACCGAGCTGACCATCAAGTCAGCCATCAGCTACTACAAGCTCACCGTCAACGGCACCGCCCTGATCGAGATCGACGTGGTGAACATGATCGAGCTGGTCAACGGCGTGGACCGCATGCAGCAGGTGCGCGCCGCTCTTGGCATCTGATCTTGGCATCTGATCTGGGCATCTGATCTGGGCATCTGATGCCCGCCCCAGGCGGCCCCAGGCGGGCCGCCTGCCATCCCCTCCACCTTTGCCCCTGAATTCCCATGACCACCCCTGAATCCACCACCGCCGCTACCCCCTCCGCCATCCCTGCAGCCCAGATCGACACCGCCGTGGTGCCCCTGGACACCCCCATCCAGCGAGGCGAGCAGACCATCAGCTCCGTCACCCTGCGCAAGCCCAAGGCCGGCGAGTTGCGCGGCCTGTCGCTGTCGGCCCTGATGCGGGTCGACGTCGACTCGCTGCAGGTGCTGCTGCCGCGCATCAGCTCGCCCACCCTCACCAAGTTCGACGTGGGCAACCTCGACCCGGTCGACCTGGTGGCCCTGGGCGGGGAGGTGCTCGCTTTTTTGCTGCCGAAGGGTCAGGTGCAGGACTTCCTGAACGCGTAGAGAGCGCCATGGCCGACTTGGCCGTGGCCTTTCACTGGCCGCTGTCGGAGATGACCCCGATGACGGTGGCCGAGCTGATGGCCTGGCGCGAGCTGGCCATCGAGCGCCTGAATCCTGAAGACTGACCCCAAGGAACGAACAACATGGCTGCAGACATGCTGCGCCTGCGCGTGGTGCTTGACCTGGCTGACCGCGCCCTGGCCCCCCTCAAACGCATCACCCAGGGCAGCAAGGCCACGGCCCAAGCCCTGAGCGCCACCCGCAAGGAACTGCGCGACCTGAACGCCCAGCAAGGTGCCATCGACCGCATGCGCGGCCTGCAGCAGCAGCTCGCCGCCACCGGCCAGCAGACCAAGGTGGCCACCGTAATGCTGGCCCAGTTGCGCCAGGAAACTCCGGCCACGGCCGCCGAGCAGCGCAAGCTGGCCCAGCAGATCGCCACTGCCGAGAAAGAGCTGCAGCGCCTGAACGCCACCAGCGACACCCAACGCCAGCGCCTGATCGCCGTGCGCCGGGCCATGAAAGAGATGGGCATCGGTAACGTGACCGAAGCCGAGGCCCGGCTGCGCGGCCAGATCGACGCCACCACGCGCTCGGTGGAACGCCAGCAGGCCCAGCTGTCGCGCCTGGCCAAGATCCGCGAAACCGCCGCCAGCCAAGGCATGAAGGCCGGCCTGGTGGTGGGCGCCGGCGTGGCCATGAACGCCGCCGGCCGCAAGGGCCTGGATATGGGCATGGCGCCCGTCAAAGACTTTGCCACCCATGAAGACGCGATGCTGGGCATCTTGCGCCAGGTGCCGGGCGCCCGCGATGAAATGGGCCGGCTCACCGAGGTGTACCGCAAAGCCGAGCAGCAGGTGCGCGAGCTGTCGGGCCAGGTGCCCCTGGCCACCACCCAGATCGCGGCCATGATGACGGCCGCGGCCCGCATGGAGGTGCCCACCGACCAGCTCAAGGAATTCACGCTCATGGCCAGCGAGATGGCCACCGCGTTCGATGCGGTGCCCGACCAGGTGACCGAGTCCATGGGCAAGGTGGCGAAGAACTTCAAGATCCCGCTCACCGAGATCCGGGGCCTGGCCGATTCGATCAACTACCTGGACGACAACGCCATCAGCAAGGGCGCCGACATCATCGGCTTCTTGAATCGCACCTCGGGCGTGGTGTCCACCGTGGCCATGTCGGCCAAGGATGCCGCCGCCCTGGGCTCCACGCTGCTGACCCTGGGCGAGCGCGAAGAGACCGCCAGCACGGCCACCAACGCCATCGTGCAGAAGCTGGCCGCTGCCACCAAGGGCACCAAGAAGTTCCACGCGGCCCTGGCCGAGATCGGCCTGAAGGACACCGCCATCCAAAAGGGCATGGCCACCGATGCCATGGGCACGCTGACCCAGGTGATGGAATCGATCCGAGCCTTGCCCCAGGACAAGCGCATCGGCGTGATGGTCGAGCTGGTGGGCCTGGAGCACAGCGACACCCTGGCCAAGCTGGTGGACAAGCCCGAGGAGCTGACCCGCCAACGTGAGCTGGCCAATGGTAATGCCGGCAAGGGATCGATGGCGCGCGAGGCCGCAGCCCGCAACGCCACACTGTCGGCCCAGTGGAAGATGGCCCAGAACCGGGCGTTCAACCTGAAAGCGCAGATCGGCGAAGGACTGAAGCCGGCGCTGATCGAGCTGATGGATGGCATCAACCCCGTGCTGGAGCGCACCTCGGCCTGGGTTTCTGAAAACCGCACCCTCGTATCGGGCGTGCTCAAGGTGGTGCTGGCGGGCTCTGCCCTGCTGGCCGTGCTGGGCGCGGTGCTGATCCCCCTGGGCCTGCTGGCCGGCAAGTTCATCCTGATGCGCTACCTGGTGACGACGCTGGGCGTGAAGCTATTCGGCCTGGGACCGGGCATGGGCCTGCTGTACAAGGTCGGCTTCATGGCTGGCCGGGCTTTTGCGGTGCTTGGCCCCATCCTGACCGCCGCCGGCTCGGCCATCGTGCGCCTGGGCGCCCTGATGCTGGCCAACCCCATCGGGCTTGCCCTCACGCTGATCGCCGTGGCCGCCTTCATGGTCTGGCGCAACTGGGACGGCATCAAGGGCGGGCTGATCGCGATCTGGGAGACCCTGTCGGGGGCCGTGAGCGGCTGGTGGAACAGCATCAGCACCGGTGGCCAGGCCGCGTGGCAGTACGTGGTGGACCTGAAGGGCCGCTTCCTGCAGGCGGGCGCCGACCTGATGGCGGGCCTCACCGATGGCATCACCAGCCGGCTGGCGGCCGTGCGCGACACGATTGCCGGCGTGGCCGACTCGGTGGCGCAGTGGTTCCGTGATCGCCTGGGCATCAAGAGCCCCAGCCGAGTGTTCATGGAGGCCGGCGGCTTCATCAGCGAGGGCACCGCCCTGGGCATCACTGGCCGCCAGGACCTGGTGCGTCGCGCCGCGCTGGCCATGGCGGGCACGGCCGTTGCCGGCGCCGCTATGGCGGCCGATGGCCTGGGCACTGACGCCCAGCCCCTGGTGCTGGCCCAGCGCCCCGTGATGGCGGCCCGCCAGGCGGGCGCCGGCGCACCTGCAGCAGCCGCGCCGGCCAGCAGCCACCAGATCACGATCAACGCCACCCCGGGCATGGACCCGCAGGCCATCGCCCGCGCCGTGTCGGCCGAACTGGACCGGCGCGACCGGGCCGCCCGGTCGCGGGTGCTGTCCAGCATGAGCGATATCGACTGAAAAACGGCTGAAAGGAAAGCCCAACATGATGATGAGCGTCGGCCAGTTCGTGTTCAGCCTGAGCACCCTGGCCTTTGAAGAACTGAAGCGCCAGACCACCTGGCGCCACCCCAGCAATGCCCGCGTGGGCCAACGGCCGGCGCGGCAGTTTGTGGGGCCAGGCGACGACCTGATCAACCTGACCGGCGTGCAGGTGCCCGAGTTCATGGGCAAGCGCCAGTCGCTGCCCCAGCTGCGCGACATGGCCGACAGCGGCCGAGCCTGGGCCATGGTGGACGGCGCCGGCGGCGTTTACGGGGCCTGGGTGATCGAGGGCATCAGCGAGACCGGCTCGGTGTTTGTGGCCCAGGGCGTGCCCCGGCGCGTTTCGTTTGACCTGAGCCTGGCCCGGGTCGACGACTGGATGGCCGACGCCAGCGGGGGCGTGAACCCCGACGAGACATGGCCGGTGGACTGGTGGATCTGATGGCCACCAATCCCTACACCAACCCCTACAAAGACCGGGCACCCTACCGCGCGCCGGATTTCAGCTTGACGATTGACGGGCGCGACATCACCCCCACCATCGACGCCCGGCTGATCAGCCTGGCCCTGAGCGAATGCCGGGGCAATGAAAGCGACCAGCTCGACCTGGTGCTGAACGACAGCGACGGCGCCGTGCGCCTGCCCCCGCGCGGCGCCGAAATCGCGCTGCGCATCGGCTGGGCGGGCCAGGCCCTGGTCGACAAAGGCCTGTTCATCGTGGACGAGGTGGAGCACAGCGGCTCGCCCGATCAGGTGCACATCCGCGCCCGCGCCGCCGACATGCGCAAGAGCCTGCGCATCCGCCGCGACCAGAGCTGGCACGGCACCACCCTGGGCGACATCGTGGGCGCCATCGCCAAGCGCCACGACCTGCAGGGCCGGGTGGACGAAGCCCTGGCCAGCGTGAAGGTGGACCACATAGACCAGACCGGCGAAAGCGACCTGCACTTCTTGACCCGGCTGGCCACCCAGCACGACGCCGTGGCCACCGTGAAAAAAGAGCGCCTGGTGTTCTTGCCCATCAACGGCACGCGCAGCAGCTCAGGCCAGGCCCTGGCCAAGGTCACGATCACCCGAGAGGATGGCGACCAGCACCGCTTCCACATCAGCGATCGTGACAGCTACAGCGGCGTTCGGGCCTACTGGCACGACGCTGGCCGAGCCCGCCGGCGCGGCGTGCTGGTCGGCAAAAAGGGCCATGAGAAACGGCTGAAGGACACCTACGGCAGCGAGGCCGACGCCCTGGCCGCTGCGCGTGCCGAGATGAACCGCATTGCGCGCGGTGCCGCGACACTTGAGCTAAGCCTAGCTATGGGGCGGCCTGAGTTAATGCCGCAGACACCTGTCACCGTGAAGGGGTTCAAGGGCGATATTGATGGGACGGACTGGCTGGTAGTGCGGCTTACGCACCAGCTGGGGGATGGGGGGTTATCCACACTGCTGGAGCTAGAAACAAGGGCATTGCCAGAAAGTTTAGCGAGCACCGCAGAGGAACTACATCGTGACGCGGGGGCCAGTTAAACGGCCAGGCGCTCAATTGCGAATAGACCGTGTCCTGTCCGCAATTCCACACTGACCTCCAACCGTTAGGCTGTCAGGACGAATCTAGATACCTTAAGCGAGCAGCGACTCATCAGACCTCTGCAGATCACTGCAACAGCCCACGGCCCAGCACCAACACCTGCTACGCTCGCCTGTACCCAGATGGCTTCTCCTAATCAAATTCAGCCTATACTAACCAGACAAGACCATGTCTTAATGTTACAAGACTAAAAAGTGAGGAAATGTGAAAAAAATCATTTTATATCTGGGAGTTCTAGTTGGCATTATCGCGCTATGGGCGATGTATCCATTTATTATCAGCAGCAATGTGGTGATAGATTTTTTCCCCAAAGCAAACTGGACAAATCGCGGTGTAATAGGGGATTCTTTTGGCGCACTCAATACGCTATTCTCAGGACTTGCACTAGCCGGCTTAGCTATAAGTATAAGTCTTCAAACATCGCAGCTACGTAAGCTCGAGCGTAAAGAGGACGAGACTGCAAAGCACATCGCAGCTCAGGCAGAAGTCCTCCGGCATACTGCGCTCTTAACCTATTACAACAATGAAGTTGAAAGACTCGAGCGCCTCTCCCACCAAGTAGATAATGATAATAGCGAGGTCGCGAAAAAATTCTGGGCAAAGTACCAAGACATAAGATCGAAAAGAGATATCGCCGTTTCATCCCTCAACGAAATTAACATCTCCTCGCTTTGATATGGACAATCAAAAAAACGCCACAGAAATCTCAGAAAAATCTGAAACAGACGAGCTTGAGAGCTTTATTGATAATACATACGATAGCGGAGAATCCGCAGCTTCCGTCATAAATCTACCAGAAACTTTTTCCGAAATTGCAGAATGGAAACTTGAAGCCAAGCTAGAAGACAACGCTCGATACTTTTTCCATGTCGATGAGGTCAGTCAGATCGAAAAAGGAAAACGAAGCTTTGTCATTGGACGAAAAGGTTGCGGGAAAACTGCAATCTCCGAGCACTTATGCAGAGAAGGCAACACTGAGGCACTGAGTGTAAAATTAACGTTCAAAAACTTTCCATTCAATGAATTATATGAACTAAAGGACACCGGCTATGCCGGGCCTCATCAGTACATCACGCTTTGGAAATTTTTGATCTACTCACACGTGTGTGAGTTGATGGCATCAAATGTTGGCATTAATCCTTCACTTCGAGAGCAGCTAAAGAGAGTTTACATAGAAAGTCGTGCTCCGACACTACCGCGCCGAATTAATAGGTGGCTAGAAAAAGAATTTGGCAATGAGCTCTTCGGCAGTCCGCCTTCTCCAGCGCCTACAGGCGCATCAATTGCGGATGCAAAACGGAGCAGTCTGATTGATCGCGTAAGCAAGCTTGAAGATGTCTTGCTAGCAAGTCTTGACGATAGAAATTACCTAATT